GAGACTTATAGTAAAACAAAAAAGATGTCTGGCGGCTCTCTGAAAATAAAATATGCTGAAGGTGGCTCTATGCTTGTTCCACCCGAAATGGAAGCAGAGCAAGATATGCCTGTCGATACATACGATAACATCCCAGAAGACGAAAAAGAAGAAGCAGAAGCCTCACAGCTTCCAGACGAAGAAATGGAAGACAACTACTTAGAGTATGTACTAGACGAGTCTCTAGACCAAGAAGACCAAGAATATTTAATGAGCGTTCTAGAAAGCGACGAACGACTCAGCGGCATCTTTGACAAAGTCATGGACGTTGCAGGAGAATTCTCAGGTGAAGGGGAAGTAGATGGCCCCGGCACAGGAGTATCAGATTCGATTCCCGCAAGGTTATCGGACGGTGAGTTTGTAGTCACCGAAAAAGCTACCGATCAAATAGGTTCAGGTAATCTTCAAACAATGATGGATGATGCTGAACAAGCCTATGACGGTGGTTACATGAAGAAAGCGTTTGGCGGTATGGTTGATGACATCCCTACGGATGATCGTAAAGAAGACGAAGAAATCAACAGTATGATGATTGCTTCTAACCAGATGCCAAGTGTTAGACCGCGATAAGGCTACTCTTTAACTAGACCCCTTATCATTTATTGACCTACAGGCTACCTTAAAGTATCAAGACCCTATATTACTACGCGAACAATATAGCCACCTTGAAAGACTGACAAGCCCCTAAAGGAGTGTGACAAATGTCTCAAGCAATTGAAGAAGTAAGTGAAGAAGAAGAAGCTAACCCATATAACTCTCGTAAAGATTGGCACGTTCCAGACGCACCAAACAGAGGAGATGCATCAGGGTTATTTCATAACGAGAAACCTCAACGACAGGCTACCCGTGAAGCGGCCCCTGAAGAAAGTTCTCAGAAAGCAACCAATTATAAAAAACGATACGATGATTTAAAAAAACATTACGATCAGAAAATTTCAGACTTTAAACAAAAAGAGCAGGAACTTACAGCAGCAGCAACAGAAAGGCAACCAGCCTATGCGCCGCCTAAGACAACCGAGGAGCTTAATGAGTTTAGAGAACAATATCCTGATCTATATGAAACCGTAGAGACTGTGGCTCACCAACAAAGTGAACAACAGATGCAAGCTCTTCAACAAAAGATGTCTGTTCTTGAACAACGAGAATCAAGCATCCAACGTAGAGAAGCTGAAGAAACTCTAAAATCTCGCCATCCTGATTTTGAGGATATAAGAGGCGACGATAAGTTTCATGAATGGGCAACAGAACAACCTGAAGCAATTCAAAGTTGGATCTACGAGAACCCTGATAATGTTAGTTTAGCTGTCAAAGCTATTGATCTTTATAAGATGGAAACTGGAATCACTAATACTAACGCAAAAGCTAAAAGACAACGGTCACAGCCTAAGTCTTCGGCAGCAGATTTTGTATCTACTAAAACAACCAGTGTAGATACTAAAGAGCCGAGGATTTGGAGTGAACGGGAAATTGCTGCCCTTTCCATGAACCAATTCGATAAATACGAAAGTGAAATTGATGAAGCTATATTGGAAGGCCGAGTAGTTCCCTAATTTAATTTGTCTTTTTAGGAGTAACATAACATGGCTTATAATGCATCGGACGCATTGTTTGAACAAGGCACAGATACCAACGGTAACTTTGGTAATTCTGTCTCTGGTCAAACTAACTCATTCTTCTTGCCGAAGGTTTATTCAAAGAAGGTTTTAAACTTCTTTCGTAAGTCTTCAGTTGTAGAAGCTATTACTAACACCGATTATTCGGGTGAAATTACTGCTTTTGGCGATTCTGTAAAGATCATCAAAGAACCCGTAATTACTGTTTACCAGTATGAGCGTGGCGCAGACGTAACCCAAACTAAGTTGACTGACCAAGAAACTAGCTTGGTTGTTGACACGGCTAACGCTTTCAAGTTCATCGTAGATGATATTGAAACTGCAATGTCTCACGTTAACTTTAAAGAAGTTGCTGCCTCATCTGCTGCTTACGCTTTGCGTGACGCTTTTGATGAAGGTGTAATTGCCACTATGTTTGCAGGCGTTTCTGCATCAAGCCCTAACCATATCCTAGGTAGCGATAGTGCTACTGATCTGGCTGCTGGTACTTTTGATGGTACTGGTAACTTGGACATTGGTTTTGGAACTGATGAGCATGATCCTCTTGATATCATGGCTTACATGGCCCGTCTTCTTGACGAACAGGATATCCCCGAAGAAGGACGTTGGTTCTTGGCTCCACCTAGCTTTTACGAGCAGTTGGGACAGTCCAGCTCTAAGTTGATGTCTGTTGACTTCAATGCTGGTCAAGGCTCTATCCGTAATGGTCTGGTATCTTCCGGTAAATTACGAGGCTTTGACATGTATAAGTCTAACAATGTCGCCGCTACGTCTAACGCAGCAGGTAAGATACTTGGTGGACACATGAGTTCTACTGCTACGGCACAGACCATCACAAGCACTGAAGTCATTCGTGACCCAGATAGCTTTGGTGATATCTGTCGAGGACTGCACGTTTACGGTGCTAAGGTACTTCGACCTGAAGCAATGGTTTCAGCGTTCTACGGTATCGACTAAGTAAGTAATTAGAGAAGGGGGTGTAAAAGCCCCCTAATCTTTTTTAAAAGGGAGAATGCATGGCTATTTTAGGAAGCGACTCTAAGCCTATGATGATTAAGGGTGCTAGGAAAGGAAAAACATTAGGCGCTACCGGAAGCTGGTATAAACCTGAAAACCAAGAGAAGTATAAAAACAACTGGGATGCAATTTGGGGTGACAAAGAAACCCCCGCCACTAAATCAAAGGCAGTGTAAACGATGGCAACAACCTTTTTACAGTTAACAAACGAACTTCTACGTGAGCTTAACGAAGTTGTACTAACGTCTGCTACTTTTGCTGCTGCTCGTAGTGTGCAACAACACGCTAAAGATAACATCAACAGAGCTTACTTTGATCTAGTAAACGAAGAACCTCAATGGCCTTTTTTAGCTGTAGGCGATAGCGGTGGAACAGATCCAATGTACGGAAACGTATTTTTAGAAACAGTAGCTGGAACTCGTTGGTATGAACTAAAGCCAGCAAGCTCAAGCCTCACAACAGATTATGGAACAGTAGATTGGGATAACTTCTATCTTACTACTGTAGGTGTTACTGGAGAATCTCCTCCTTATGATGACGGGAACTTGCGTTTCATAACACTAGAAAACTGGAAAGACTTTAGAAGAACTTCAGAAAACTTAGACGATGCCGATACGCAAAGTTACGGTAAACCTAATTGTATCATTCGAAGCCCTGACGGACGTAAGTTTGGGCTTAGTCCTATACCGGATAAAGTATATCGTATCTGGTACTTTGCTTGGGATCTTCCTGCGCGTCTAAGCGCACACAGCGATGTACTATTATTCCCCGATGTCTACTCTCCTGTCCTTATGGCAAAAGCTAGATACTATATGTGGCAGTTTAAAGACAACCCGCAATCCGCAGCTTTCGCACAAGAAGATTATAAAAAAGGTTTAAAGAGTATGCGATCTAACTTAATGTCTCCTGCGCCAATTTATATTACAGATGACCGAATGAGATTCGTATAGTATGGCTGCTTCTCAACCGTTTGGCATTTCATGCAAAGGCGGCTTAAACACTAATCTTAATCAGCTTGAGCTTCTTGGTCAGCCCGGATTTGCTACAGAACTTAAAAACTTTGAAGTCGATCCCGATGGTGGCTACAGAAGAGTTAATGGCTATACTGCTTTTGGAAACGCTAGACCTAATTCAAATAGCCCCTTACTAGGCTTAGCTGTATATGCAGATGGCCTGATTGCTTGTAGCGGAACAAACATTTATTTTAGCAACGATGGTGCTACGTGGGTACAAATTAATAAAGCTAGTGTAGCTAGTGGTGGAGATAGTCTTTCTGCTTTAAACGGACGGTCAGTTTTAGCTCGTACAGGCCAAAAGCAAGCCTCTCTTTCAATCTTTGAAGGCAATGAAGAGTTTGGTTTAGTTTTAATTTGTGACGGAACTAACAAACCTTTCTTTTTTAAAATGACAGGAACTGGAGCTTTATCAGGACGAACTTATTTTGCAGGAGAAGTCACTGTTTCAAGTACAACTGCTCCCACAGTAGGCGCTATTCATGATAAACACTTTGTTGTTGCAGGAGCTTCTACAGCTAAAAACACTATTTTTTATAGCGGTACTTTAGATCCTACGTCTTTTACAGCTTCTGGTTCCGGCAGTATTTTATTAGACGACCAAGTTGTAGGTCTTAAAAGTTTTCGAACAGACTTAATTATTTTCTGTGAAAACAGTATCTACAGACTAGTTAATATAAATGACTCGTCTA